TTCAAATCCAAGATTTGCTTTATTCAATACGTCGGCCCAAGTAGGAATTACTCGGTTTTGACTATCAAGAATACTCTGGTTAAAATTCAGTCCGTTAAGGTTAAAAGCCATCGTGGAAACACCAAGAGCGGTGAACCAGATGCCCACAACAGGCCAAGCAGCAAGGAAGAAGTGAAGTGAACGAGAGTTGTTGAACGAAGCGTATTGGAAGATCAGACGACCAAAGTAACCGTGTGCGGCAACGATGTTATAAGTCTCTTCTTCTTGACCGAACTTGTAACCATAGTTCTGTGACTCGTTCTCAGTGGTTTCACGAACCAGCGAGGAAGTAACCAGAGAACCGTGCATCGCACTGAACAGAGAACCACCGAAGACACCAGCAACTCCAAGCATATGGAAGGGGTGCATCAGGATATTGTGCTCTGCCTGGAACACAAGCATGTAGTTGAAGGTGCCGCTGATACCCAGGGGCATACCATCAGAGAAAGAACCTTGGCCGAAAGGATAGACCAGGAAAACAGCAGTAGCAGCAGCAACAGGTGCGGAATATGCTACGCAAATCCAAGGACGCATACCCAGGCGATAAGAGAGTTCCCACTCTCGTCCCATATAAGAGAATACACCGATGAGGAAGTGGAACACTACCAATTGGTAAGGACCACCATTATAAAGCCATTCATCAAGTGAATTTGCTTCCCAGATGGGATAAAAGTGCAATCCAATGGCGTTGCTTGAAGGAACTACAGCACCAGAAATGATGTTGTTTCCGTACATAAGAGAACCAGCAACTGGTTCTCGGATGCCATCAATGTCTACAGGAGGTGCAGCAATGAAGGCGACGATGAAACAAATCGTTGCGGCAAGCAACGTTGGAATCATCAGAGTACCGAACCACCCAACATAAAGGCGGTTGTTCGTTGAAGTAACCCACTCGCAGAATGATTCCCAAGTGGAAGTAGAGCGTTGTTGAGCAATTGAAGCAGTCATTTGTTTAAAAAAGAATAGTAGGACCATCAGGGAAATGGTGGTGATACTATGTTCCCGCCACCCTCAGGCGGGATATGAGAGACGTAATTTATACACCCCATAGGTCTCGGTTAATGAGTGTTAACAATGTTACAAATCCGTTAAGGTTTGTAACATTTGTTTACCTATTTATCATACTACGGTTTCCCGCCACCGTCAAGCCCTCCAAATGAAACCACCCTACTAAATAAGGATAGTGTTTATCACATAAAGAAAATGAAAAGACTTCTTTTAGCCTTTTCGTTATTCTTAGCTATCCCAGTTAATGCTGCTGAAATCACATCAAGAATTACTGATTCCGTTCAATTGAAAGTTGATGGTGCCGCGATTCAATCAACGCGAATTGGTAGTTCATACTCCGCTTCTGGTACAAATATTGATGTAACCACTCTCGGCGGTCTGTCAACTGGATCTACAACCGCCCCTGCTTCTATCACTGACGGAACCTACGGTATCAATACCAACGGCCAAGCGTTCACATTCTCAGAAACTGCAGTTGTTGGTGATGTTCCAGTAACTTCTCAAACTGTCACCAATAGTGTAGTCACATCTCCAAATCTTTATGGAGATGCAATTACACAACCCGGCGGCGACAAGGGTTCTCTCGCTGGTGCTCTTTCAACTACAGGTGTTCCTACCGTAACTGCTGGTGGTGCTGGCACTACAGCAACAGGTCAAAGAACTATTGAGTTGAGCGTATTCAAATGAGACATATCCTAGCAGGGTTGTTCCTGCTAGGGTTTTCTTGTCCTGCCCTAGCAGAAAGTGTTGTGCCTAATTTTACTAAAGGCACAATCAACTCAACCACAGAATCATCTACAAAGATCGTAGAAACTATTCGTCAAGTTGAATACACAACTGGCACATCATATACTGTTACTGGAACTAACATCAATATTCCTGATGTTCCAAAACCAGGAGCAAATTATACTGTTATTACGCAAGGTGCTCCGTTCCAGTTTTCAGAAACAATCCTTGGACCGGGAATGGCAAAAGAAACATGGATAGATCGCACCACAGAAACCCAATCAACCACTACATCAATCTCTGTCTTTACGCAATAATTTCAACAGGAACTGCGTTCGCCCAAAGCACTCCAGCACCAAGTAATACAAATATCGCAGGACCCTCAGCATCTGCTACTGGTAACGTAACTAACCAAGCAGTTCAAGTGCTTCAAGGTCCTTATGCACTGAATACTTATGGTGGTGGAGTTAGTTGCCAAGGAGCAACTTTTTCAATCTCACCATTTTTAATGCATAGTGGAAATAATAGTGATGATCCAAAAAGTTTTGCGTCTCGTAATGGCAACTGGGGAGTTTCAGCTGGACTTAATATTCCATTAGACAGAAATCTAATGGACTTGTGCAGAAAAAGAGCATCAACTGAAATTGCTAGGCAACAAGCAGAGGCAGATAAAGCAAGACTTGACTTTGAATTAGTTAGACTACTTAAATGTGGGGAAGCCATAAAGTCAGGTATATCATTTCATCCGGACAGTCCCTATTACAAAATCTGCGCTGATATTGTCGTGAGATATCCAAAAGTTGAGGATGTGGTTAATGGAACCAATAAACCAAATTAACATAAATTCCAACGTTGCAAAAATTGCAGGTCCTCCCATAATTCCAACAATAGAAAAACCTATTCTTCATAGTATAGAATCGCCTGTAGTTAGGGGGTTGGAAGTACCAATTATAGATCTTCCAAATGTAAATATCAAATATCCAACTATTAATATACCACCACAAACAAATTCCAGTCCCCCAGTAAAATCAGAAAAAGAAAAAATACCACAAATACCACAAACACCAAAACAACAAGAAGAAATCTTAAATGAAAGAGGACTACCAGATAATAAACCTAAGGATATTCCAAAATCTATTCAACAGATTATTCCTCAATTACAGTCACAACCACAACAAGTTCCTACTCCAATAACAGAATCCCCAACAAATAACAACCCTACAACGTTTACTGTAAATGGAGTCGATATTAATTTACCTGACCCTTCTCTTGTTGCTACGGCTGGTGCTGTCGCAGTAGTCACAACAGCATCCACAATGGTTGCTACACAAGTATTAAATGTTGTAAAAAATGCTGCTGAACCAGTAATTAGAGAGGCAACAAAAAATAAGTTTAAAATTAAAATCAAACAAGTCAAACCTGTTCTCCATTATGTTATGTCAGAAGGTGGGCACGTTGATATATTTGAATACTCATCAGAAGGCACACGTTTAGTGGCACAGACAGAAAATGTAGAGCAGTATATCCGTGACCAAGTAGACACCAATGCTTACTATGAGATGGATAATAAAATTATTATTGACGATATAATGGCAGAAAAGTTCACAAAAGAGGGCAAAGAAAGATTCAAATCTCTCTTTGCCCCACCTAAAAAGATTGCTAAGAAACTCTCAGCAAGATTATCATTCTAGATTAGAAATAAACCAAGTAATAATTGCTGCTGGAATATAAGCAATTATATTATAAATTGCATCAAAGAATACATTATCAAATCTTGATTGTTTCTTTTTAATCTCTGAAACTTCTTCTTCAGATAGACTCTTTGTTTGCATTTCGTTTTGCCTCCAATAAAGCAAAATCTTTTTTCTTTGTTCCACCATCATATTCCCAACATAGCCCTTCATCAATCATCATTTGATTGACAGATTTCTTTTTGTTGACCGCTGACACTTCATTATCACCGATAAAAAGATGTCCCAAAATTCTACCATATTTTTCGGTAGAATCTGGGAGTTCTGTTTTAACAACAATATCAGTTTGTCCTTCTAGTTTTTTCTTGAGCCATTCTTTAACTTCAAGACCTAATAATTTTTCTTTAGAATCAGTGGTGCGACTCTCGGGAGTATCAACACCAGCGAGGCGAATACGTTTAGTAAGACTAATATCAAACCCCAAATCTATCGCTGCATCGATAGTGTCCCCATCGACAACTTTATATACTGATTTGATTCTATAGATATATGGATCTTTGTCTGCCATTAGAAAGGTAATTTAAACTCTTTGGTATTTAGTTTTGGAATAGGTAGTTTCTCAAATGCTTTATTGACTTGATTTTCTACTACCTTTCCAACAAACTCTTCTGGATTATCAAGAATCTTTTGTGCTTTTTGATATGTGATGTAAGCACCAACACCAATAGCAGCACTAATGCTTAGACTTGTGATTGATAGAATCAGACTCAGATGTTTCATTTTTCATTTCCTCGTTTGCTAATTTTAGTATGTAGTAAATGATGTATGCTGTGAAAGCAAGTCCGGAAGATAAAATAATTACAACTCCCCAAGGAAATTGGTCCATCAATACTTACCTTCAGTGCAATACTCCACTTTTTTGTTTGGATAATACGGATACTTTCCTTCTTGCGGTTTCATCCATCCACAACCAATCAACCAATCCATCGTCATTGGAGTTGGACGAATCTGTTCCCAGAGTGGACCTTTTGCACACATTTCTAACTTCTCAGCAGTCACATTAGATTGTTCTTCTGCCCAATTTGCATCTGCCTCCCAAGGAATTGCACGACTTTGCATCATTGATTCATAAGTTAATCTAGTCTGTTTCATCACCCAAGCAGGAATTTCACTATCTAAATGAACTTGAGCCATAAAAGATGTTTTTAATCCACCACCCATACAATCCTGAACTGTATGCCATCCTTCGTGACGTAATGTTCCCAAAAATTCTCTTGGATCTTTAACAAGAGTTTCATTAATAAAGAAGCGATTATAATTTGGTTTATAAAGTCCTACTGTTCTTGGAGTGAAATATCTTTCTGGAGCAACATAAACAGGAACTTCAAGCTTATTCAGAGCAGTTACTATACTTATAATTTCTTCCCTAAATGGATCAAAGTCCTGATCTTTTAAGAATTCAGATTCTTCAGATAGTTTTTCAAGTCCTTCTGTGCATTCTAAAAGAATCATACATCCCATCGCCTCTGCACTATAAGGTTTTACTGTAGGCTGAGTGCTTAAAAGTTTATCCGCGTAAGCGGGAAATGATAAACTTAAAGTTACTCCGATTGCTGCAATGAATTTTTTCATTCATTCCACCATCCTTCTTGTTTATGAATCCAGACTTTCAAGTCTTTTACATACTTCCTCAAGATCTGGGCCTGTTCTTCATGCCAAAAATCACCCGTCTCCATATAAAGACGGGTGTGATTATCTATTGCTTGGAGTATTTTGTGGATTGAAGCATTCCAACACTCCCTCTTTGGAGTGTTCCATTCTCTTGGCACGGTATAACTAGCGAATGAACTTCATTATAACGAAGATATTCAATTTGACATTCACCTAAAGAAATTTCCATATATCCGACAATCATAAAAGCGATGAATTCAATCACTTTTTCTTACCACCATTCTTTGCTTTGTTAGCATTAGCGTTACCAGAATTCTGCTTTTTATTATTTGCAGATCCAGCACCACCTTTTTTACCTTTGTTTGCAGACTTTGCCATCAGAGATCTCCTCTTGAATAAGGTTTTTCTTCATCAACTTTCGCTTCTAAAGCTTCAACTCTTTCTTCAAGAGAAGTATCTTCCTTATATCCGGTTTGAACCAATGGTTCTTCACCAATTGTTTCTTCAACGACAGATTCCACTACTGCTTCTGGAGCAGGTGGTGGAGGAGTTTCTACAAACTCCTCCTTTTTAAGTTCGGTCTTTTTTTCATCATCATCATCTCCACCTTTCTTCATAGTATTAATACCAAATGTTGCTGCGGACGCAGTAAACACAGTAGCAATAAATGTTGGGTCCATTTTAGCAAGAGCCCCAGCATAACTTGCCGTAAGAAGTGCAGCAGACCAACCCAAAATTGCAATACGAATAATAGTACTCATACACTTTTCTTTTTTGTTTTGAGGGTCCATTTTAGTGAGTTTGTGAGGTTAACCTTTTTTCCAAGCTTCACCTTCAGACTTTCTTCTACGGGCAAGTCCTGCTTCTACATTTGAACCAGGATTTCTGTAGAGATACAATGCATCGGGAACTAAATCCCACTCTTTATTCTTCAAGCGTTTAGTAATAGTATTAAAGTCATTACCACCGTAGAAACCAGCGCCAAGATTATAAGCAAAGCTGAGAAGTGCTCCGCGTTTCCCATCTGACATTTCTCCCCAGTGTGGAATTTTGCGAAGTGAGGGTAAAAAGTGTTTTTTACACTCATCAATTAGAAGTTCATCTGCTTCTGCTTGAGTAATTTTATCTCCCATATGAAATGGAGATCCATCTTTTTTACGGGTACAACCCCAACCAATAGTGATTGGTAAGTTGCCACTAAGGGGATCTGGATAAGCATCCAGTCTACAACCTTCAAATTCTTTAATTAATTTAATTCCCATCATTGGCATATCATCACCACCTACAGATGCAGGTGAAGAAGATGCTGCAGGAGCAGGAGCAGAATCTGATGTAGATGCTGCTGCAGCATTAGACTTTTTTCCGCGATAAATTTCAGCCCAGTCTACATTATCCTCAAGGAATTTATTTGGTAGATGATCTTCTAACCACTGAACTGCTTTGACGTGATTAGGATTTCTATCATCATAGAATTTAAAAAAGTTGTGCAGATCAATTCTTGCCATGTTGTCCTCCGAAATACTTTTGATAAAGATCGTTTGCTTCCTTATGTTTGCCGTTATTTGTAAGATCCTTAATTACCTTAAGCATCTTTCTCTTAAAATTAATCGAAGATTCTTCCCCAGCCATCGTTGCCTCCTGGGCACCAACGTGCTTTTAGCATTGCTTTGGTATAAATGGTCTTCTTACCATTTGTTACTGGACCTGTATAGTTATCATTACATGAACCATAAGGATCATTAATATAATATCCTTTACCATCTGGCGTCTTACCAATTACAACACACATATGCCCACCAGTAGGTGCAGAAAGAGAACCCCTATGAAGGATGCCAATAACAACGGGCTTCCCAGCGTCCAAACTTTTATCAATATCAGCAAAAGATAAATTGTAACTAAAGTGTGACTTAACACCATAAGCCGCAAGAACTTTTGTCTGTACGGCATGGTCAGTCGTGTCACCGATTTCAAATACTTTTTTAACGTATTCGTCATCGCCTTTGATGCTGCCAGGCTTGAGGAAAGCAAGGCACATAGCGCACGATGAACTGTTACAAGTTCTATGTGCATCTCTGTAGTTATCTACTTGATTGAAGTATGGAACATCAAGCACTGCTGGAGTTGGAGGTTTCGTTCTAAAGATTCCAACCCAATCAGTTGCTGAGTCATCCATAAATTCAGCAGGGAGGTTATCCTCTAACCACTGCACTGCTGCTACGTGATTCGCATTACCATCATCATAATACTTAAAAAAGTTATGAAGATCTAGGGTCATCGGATACTTCTATAAACACTGAATGTATTTATAAAAAAAGCGCCTCTTTGGGCGCTTTAATTATCTTCAAACAGTTATAGGTTGTCGAACCGTTGTTTTTACATATTCAAAAACATTTTCAGGTGTCGTCTCTTCGTAGGGGTCAGTATCGGCATTGTCGCGCTTACCTGCCTCAACGAAAAGTTTTTCGATGATTCCGTTATCCACGACCGCAGCATAACGCCAAGACCGATCACCGAAACCAAGGTTGGACTTATTGACAAGCATTCCCATAGAACGTGTGAAATATGCATTTCCATCTGGAATGAGTTTTACGTTCTTGATGTTCTGGTCTTGTGCCCAGGCATTCATAACAAAACCATCATTCACAGAGATACAATAAATCTCATCAATACCTAGTGCAGTGAAGTTATCATACTTTTCTTCAAATCCAGGAAGTTGATAAGCACTGCAGGTAGGAGTAAAAGCACCGGGTAGACTGAAAATAACCACACGCTTACCATCAAAAAGTTGAGAAGATCTACGTGTAACAAATTCACCATTTTCACGAAATGCAAATTCCACCTGAGGAACTTGGTATTGTTCTTTACGCATAGAAACCTCCATCAAAATACTCCAGGAATTACTTGACCTGTTAGGGCATAAGATCCCATTGCAGCAACAATTCCGATCATTGCAGCCCAACCATTAATGCGTTCTGCCTTTTCAGTAAAAATTTTACTCATTGTTTTTCTCCTTGATACGTATGTTTTTGTTTAAGTTCTGGGTCTGGATTACAAACCATTTTTTCTTTGACCGGTTTGATAACGATAAATTTGTCATTCTTAAGGGTGCCTGCGATCTTAACTTCTAGTTCCACATCTCGATCCCAAGCACGACTATCAATTAGTTCGTGAAGGGCAATAGAGAATTGCCCCAACATATCAACAGACGATGATTTGATTGCCGTCACAGGTTCTCTTCCTGTTCAGTGAGGACTACACAATCTGATTTAGGATATGCAGTACAAGTAAGAATGAAACCCCCTGCAAGTTGATCGTCGTCAAGGAATGTTTGGTCGTCATTATCAACGGTCCCCTCAATTACCTTACCAGCACAAGAGGAACAAGCACCAGCGCGGCAGGAGTATGGAAGGTCAACTTCTGCTTCCTCTGCTGCGTCAAGAATGTAAGTATCCTCATCACACTGGATAGTGGTTTCGGAGCCGTCGGAAGAACGGAGAGTAACATTGTAGAATGCCATAAATTAATAAGTTTCTGAAAGTTGATTAACTGAGTGCGCCAGTAAAACGAAAAAGGCGACACTAGTTATTGTAAAGATAACTGAAGTCATTGTCAAGTTATTTTTGATAGGTTTTCTATTATGAGTTTTAATTCTTCAAGTGTAGCATCATTTTTTATTTGGTTTGCTCTATGAGATATAACCCACACATTGTCTGGGGTATATCCTTTTTTACTGTCAATTCTATCAAGGGAAGGAGTACATTCTCTATCACCTTCAATGAGTTTTATGTTCAACAAAGGGCAAGTTTTTGGTATTTCAATATCTTCAACTCGTATAGAAAATTCTAATCCTTTTTTAATAGCACGCTCTTGTGCAGATTTCCACATTCTATACCTTTTTGTGTTTGATATTCCACCAGCAGATGCTCTTTTACATCCACAGGATTTATAACGACCATTATTGAGGTTATAACCTTCAACTTTTACTTCATTTCCACATTCACATTCACAAATATAATGAGAACGATTTCTTCCAGTTGAGGTGGTGCAAACTGTTTTTCCTTTGATAGTAAGTCGGTGTATTTTATCACCGATGTTATAAAGAGATTTCATATACCACACATATATTTTATATTATTTATAATGTATGGTATATAAAATTAAAACTCAAATAATACCAAAGAAAAGTTTTCCAGTAAGAGCATATGAAAGAATTGCAGAAACAAATCCAATCATTGCAGTGCGCCCATTTAAACGCTCCGCTTTCTCGGCATAAGGTTCAATACCATAACGCTCAAGATCTTCTTTAGTCATATACATAGAAGGTTCTTTTGCCCACATATTCTGTTGTCCGCGATCATTAGTTGTTACAGTCATTTTCGTTTTATTACGAATTGTTACACAATTATATAGGAAAAATAAAGGGGTGTCAAGCACCCCTGGTAGTCATTTATACTTATTTTGTCAGAATTTACTGACCGATACGACCAACAGCAATGCGTGCTTTATTCAGAACACTACCCGAAAGAGGAACGTATCCAAGGTCATCAGCAATAGATTGTGCCTTAGTGCTCAGAGCATAATTCAGAGCAGCACGAATATCATCTGCCTTTGCACCATTGCCTTTCTTATATGCAAGAATCCAAGTCAAAGTAGAAATCGGATATGCATTTACACCAGCAGGATTGGGGTTCTCACCAGCAAGGTTTACATCCAGAGTAATACCATTCAGAGCAGCGGAGCCAGTTGCAGCAGAAGGTCCAACGAACTTACCTGCCTTGTTTTGAAGAACTGCTGCTTGGAGTTTGTTAGCACGAACAAATCCAGTATTCACATAACCAATCGCACCAGCAGTGTTCTTGATGGTTCCCGATACACCTTCGTTACCTTTGGAACCAACACCAGTAGGCCAGTTAATTGACTTACCAACACCATAAGTCCAACTACCAAATGCATCCAGAGAATTAGTGAATGCAAAAGTAGTTCCAGAACCATCAGAACGATGAACCACGGTCATAGGACCAGCAGCACAACCAACTGCTTTCCAATCCTTAATGCGACCAGCAAACACATCCACAGTTTGTTTCTGTGTGAGTTTCAGTTTACATCCAGGTTTGTTATAGGCAATCGCAATCGTTCCACCCACCATCGGGATTTGAACGACACCACGCTTCACCTTTGCTGCTTCTGCGGGTTTGATTGGTTCGTCGCTTGCTGCGAAGTCAACCGTTCCTGCAAGGAATTGACGAACACCAGCACCAGAACCAACGGACTGATAATTAACCCTACTCCCAGAAGTTCGTGCATAATCTTGGAACCAACGTTGATAAATCGGTGCAGGGAAGGTGGCACCAGCACCGTTCATAACAGGTCCAGCAACGGCAGCAACAGGAGCAGCAACCAGACCAACAGCAATAAAGTTTTTGAGTTTCATAAAAAGTGAATAACTTCGTAAGTAATAATACTAGAAGACAATCTTAAAGTCCACTAAGAATTGGTTAAGGTTTTCTTTAAGATAAAAAAACCACCCCAGAAAGGAGTGGTTCCACTCAGGTTATGAATGATTGTCAAAATGCTTTTTTAATTTCGTCTCTTAGGCTTGTAGCATTATCTCCAGAAGCAATAACAATTGCTTCTTGACCTCTACACCAAACACCTACAGTGGAATCATTAACATATCCCCAAATAAAGGAGTTGTCAGATGTAATACCAGTGGCACCAAGAGCAAAAAACTTATTCCTTGCCCTTTCCATACATCCAAATTGACCATATATTGTAGATGCTGAAGTTATTGAAGTTGCAGGTGCTCCCGCAAAAGCAGAAGGAACAGAAGAAAGAATAACAGCAGTAGCAGTTAGAACAGATTTAATCATTTTCATATACAGTTTTAAATTAATAAAAGGGAGGTTTCCCTCCCCATATTATATCAGAACTTGAAGGTTGTCTGGATTACTCCACCCCAGTTGGAGGAGTTATCAGCAAGACGTTGGTTGTCACTTGCGTAGAAGATAGCAGGGGTGACACTGATGTTATCAGACACTTGATACTTGTAGAATACTTCAAGCATCGTGGACTTCTCAAGATCTTCACCAGTAGGTGCCTGACCGATAGCAACACCAGCAGAATTACCCTTCAGGAATACATCTTCCCACTGGAGACCTGCCATCCAGGACTGACTATCGGTAGCAGCACTCTTAGTGCCACTTACAGTGTTCCAACCATAACCTGCGGAGACAGAAGGAACAATACCAGACTTAGTGGGTTGCCAGTATGCGTTCAGGGCATAACCGTTAGAGGTTTGACCAGGAACCAGAGTGCCAGAAGAACCATCAAGACCGTTATAGGTGCGAACACGAGTGCCTTCAGTACCATAACGATAACCAGCAGCAACACCCCAATTAGTTCCACGATATCCGATTTGTGCCAGAGTGTTCAGAGCACCAGTCTCATCAAACTCACCCTTAGAACTATCTTGACCTGCTTGTGCAACATAGTTTACCCCAGCAACAAGACCCTTCTTACCATACTGAACACCGAAACCAGCACCAGTTGCCTTGTTATAGACACCAGGAGTACCAGCAACAGCAAAGAAGTCAAGAATACCAGACTTATATGCAGAAGGCATCCAAGCAATCTCAGTGTTACGAACTGCAGCACCAGCAGTCAGAGTTGCTTTGTTGTTGAAAGCAGGGAACTGATAATACAGACGATCAATAACTACGTTGTTACCAACTTCACTGGAAGTGTTGTCTGCTTTATCCAGTTTGAACAGTGAAGAACTGGAACCAAAAGGATCACTACTGAAGTTAGCAGAACGCAGGCGAGTGCGAAGCAGATCCTTACCAGTGAATGAGGTATCAAGGTTTAGACGTAGATCATAATTGAATGCAGTACGAGTGCTATCCCCACCTTTGGTATCATAACCAGGAACTCCACCAAGAACGAAGTTTGCTTCACCACGGAGTTTGGTGGTAGTGGAGAACTGAGTTGCTTCAAGTTCACCAACCTGCGATTCAAGAGAAGAAACTTTACCTTGAATTGCAGTAAGTTCATCGCGGAACTCATTAGCAAGACGCTTGAGTTCATCGGTGTTTTCAGTTACGCGATCAAGGCAAGCATTCAGAAGTGCTGCTGCCTCAAAACGGGTCATTGCCTTACCACCACCAAAGGTGCCGTTAGGATAACCAGCGACGCAACCATAACGCTCTACAAGGTTGCTCAGTGCTTGATATGCCCAATCGGTAGGTTGCACATCAGAAAGTTGTGAGACGCTTGTAACCTGCTCTGCTGAGGCATATTGGCTGACTGCTGCCATATTAAGGTCTGCGGCATTCGCAGCAACAGGAGCAACCATTCCCAGAGCAACAGGTGCAAGCATCAGTTGTTTGAGTTTCATAGAAATTTTTTTTTTGTTCTATAGGACATAATGTGTGACTATGCGAGTAGTTGAGGCAACATCACTTCACGGTATTTATCTTAACAGTTTCTTTGGGGTCATGTCAAGTGTTTTGTTGTGCTGAGGAATTTTCCGTTATTCGACCGAGATAGGGATCATAATTCATATAATCTTTGATATCAATACTTGAACCATTCTGCTGCCAAAAGTTTGATAATGCCTCATAATTTCCTTTATGGAAAGCATCAATATGTTCTGGATGAATAGAAGAACCCAATTCAATTCTATAAAGAAGAAGAGGAATTGAATATGTATTACCAGAATTATAAATCAAATCATCAGCAACTGGGCGCGGTTTTACTCCATTATCCAAACGATACTTATCACCTTTTACATGAAACTTTAGAAGTTTTTCTGCATGATGCCTAGTAATTAAATAACAAGCTGTGGAAAAATCATTTACAAATCTTTTGTGAAGTTTTACATGAATATCACCTGTACAAATAATGGCAATTTGCATAATATCCCAATCATATGGAATATGTGCATAAAAATCCTGCCAGGTAAAATTCCAATATTTAACTAAATTCAAATTACAATCATCTTCCATAATAATTGCATATGGAGTATCAGAAGTTTCATACCAATGTTTAATTGCTTTAAGATGCGATGTAACACACCCAATTTCACCCGAGTTCATAGATTCAGGATAACGACCAACGATAATACCACTTAGATCATCCTCACGACCATCATATGCAGAGATGCGAGTATAATTTTCAATCTCCCAATACTTAAATTGAGATTCCATATACTCCCTTCTTTCTGGTTGACCATCAAGATTAAGATAGTAGATTGGACCTACCCCTTTAAGCTTATACACCGACTTATTTTTATCCCTGTCCATGAATTACTTTTTGTATATTTGAAAGAAAATGATTTTCTAATATTTTACACCATTCAAATTGTTTTGCATAGTCTAAAATTTCTTCTCTATTTTTAATAGAATATTTTCTATTTTCAATAATAACATTTTCAATAAATTTTATATCATTAATTTTATTCTCAGGTATTACACTAATAAATTTTTTACTCAAATCCAAATTAGCAGTAGCCCATTCACTCACCACAACTCCAAGACCTGCAGAGAATGCTTCTGGGCAAACTAGAGGATGTGCCTCCCCGTCAGAAAGAAGAACTAGATTGCCATATTGAGTTAGTTCTTTATGAAGAACTTCCTTAGACCACTCTCCAAGATAGTTCTTGGTTATATCAAATCTACTTTCTGCAATATTTCCAGCATACCAAAGAGATTGAATACCCTGAAAGAGAAACTGACGTTTTCTATGATCAATCTTTGCAAGGTAAATGCTTCGATCAGAATACTTTGGAGTATCGGTTACATCAAATAACTTACAGTTGACCCCGTTTGGATTTAAATAGAGTTTGTTTTCTGGAATACCAGAAAGATCATTATATATTTTATTGATACCTTTGGACAATCCAAATACATTTGGTTTAATTCTAGTGAAGTACTCAAACACCCTCTGCTTATATCCACCCATTAATTCTGGACGTTCGATATATGCAAAGTGAGTTGTTACTGCACAAGGATACTGAATGTATTCATACAGAGGGACCCAATCATCATAATTGATATGAACAAAATCAGGACGAAACTGATTGACCATATTGATTATTTGATATGCATCACCAATATTAATAATCTGTATCTCATGACCCATTTCTTCAAGGGTCAGTTTCATATCCCAAATTAAACTTTCAACTGCACCCCACCCAACTGGAGGAATGGGAGTATTGGGACCTATAATACTAATTCGCATTTGCTTTCAACTTCTCAATATTTTTGGCATATAGTTTTACCAAACTTTCCCAAGAAAAATTTGAAACTGCAAAGTCTCTAATTTCCTTTCTCATACTAACAGATAGTTCACGATTTTCAATGATCTTTTCTTCAACGTATGCAGTATCTTCAAGTTTATCATCTGGAATAACTGTCACAAAAGGAAGATCATCAGGTAGATCGTGTGCCGCATAGCGAGAAATTACAACTCCAAGACCATTAACCATTGCCTCCTTTACTACAAGAGGAGTTCCATTTTCTCCATCAGAAAGAAGAACTAGATTAGCATAATCAGTAAAATGTTCTCGTTTGTAAACGTCTGTCCATTCACCAAGATAATTAATATTTGAATCAAATGGAGTGGCACCAGTATTCTGACCAACAAAATCAATTGAGTCAATACTCTGATAAATCCATTGCTTTTTACGATGGTAGATTTGTCCAAGATACAGAGAACGATCTGGTTTCACTGCTTCTTCATTGAAGACAAACCTTTTATGATTTGCTCCATTCTCGGAAAGAATTAACAATCTTTCATCAACTCCAGATTCTTTAAAGGTGTCATAATCCTTTTTAGAGATGCAAAAGATGTAATATCGATCATTATTAACTATCCAGTTAAAGATACGATCATATCCATCACGACGATGCCTATGTGATTGATCAATATATGGATAATGACTGCTGATTGCTAATTTAGGAATTTTAGTTTGCTCGGCAATAATATCCATCAATGGATAAAAAACATCATAATGAAGATGAGCAAACTCATACTTATCCTCATTCAAATAATCAATAACTTCTTGGAAGTTTTGAGTATTGACAATTGTTCCTTCATGACCAAGTTCATCCAATTCTACTGCATAATCCCACATAAGACTTTCAACGGCACCCCAACCATCTGGAGGAATTGGCATAATACCCGGACCAATCAAAGCAAGTTTCATTTTGCAATCTCCGCAATTATCTCATATTGACGATGCATATGAGAATGATTTTCAAATACTACAAACATATCATCATTGTTTTTATAAAGATATGCCATTGCATTTTGTTCATTATTAATAACTCCACTTTTTAACATTTTCTCTTGTAGAACTTCGTCCATCATGTTACAGAATTTAGAAAGAATAGCAGCACCACCACCCCACAATCCTGCCATAATCCAAGTTCTTGCATCCCAGAAGTATTCTTCAGTGCAGGTCTCGGCATTGACAAGATCTGGATAATAACTCATAGATGTTTGGATTAACACAGAGTCTTTATTTTCAAGAAGAGATTTTGCAGCAGAAGATGAAGGATATAAATTATTCGTATTTACATCATGTTGATTAAAAAATCTAGATAATCCAGCATCAATCCACATAAAATACTCAGAATTAAAAGGATTTTCCTCAATAACCCGTTTAACCCAAGGAAACTTTGAGTATATAATTACATTATAGAGACTCATTTTACACTCAACCCTATCAGGAGATCCAATTCTAGACTTAAAATTTGTATCATCTAGAACATTTTTAATTTTTTCATTTAAAAAATAATATGGGACTTCATCCAAAGACTGCTCAATTATTTTTGTTGGAAGATTTTTTCTACATTCCTCAACAAACTCTTTCAAAGATTCATCTACAAAAATAACCATTGGAGATTTTACTTTTAAAGTTTCTTTAAACCAAGAAAGATAATCTTCAAAAGACCTACCATCTCCATCAATATCACGACCAATATTATAAAGTGATGTAACCAAAGTTATAGACATATCAAACCTCTTTGTTATAAATTTTAAGAATGCAATTTGCTCGATTAACAAATGTATGATTATCTTGAACGTGTTTCATTGCTTCATAAACAAGATCATAATTTGGATTTTTTTCATACTCTAAACAATCAAGAGATAACTTTGTCTCATCATCATTGTAAATTACATAATCACCCAAAAGATTTTTAGCAAAAATAGAATTAGTTCCGGGAAGTCTACCATAACTAATTTGTTTTATTGTTCTACAAGCAATAAAACCAATTTTTTTGTGATTTCCTCCAGTTACAGGTTTTCCATTAACTTCCAATTTTCCACTCGAATTTGTGTGATAATAATCGCTACCACGAACATCAAGTGAAATAATTGACTTTTGCATATAATTTTTATTTTGTTCGAAAGAACATGGATTCGACCAAGGATTAATATGAATAAAAGGAATGTTCAATTGATTTAGAGTATTGGCAACTTTTTGCATTTCAAACGCTGGACTTCCACCCAGAGTTCCAACAAAATAAAATTTATTTTCTCTACTAATAAAACGATCCTCAAAGTTAAATTCGTGAGGAAGAATATCTGTAGCCCAGATCATATGAACTGCTTCATATCCACTCAGACCTTTTTGTCTTTTTTCTGCAAGCACACTATCGTCTGCATTTGAATTATAATATGCGGCAATGTCAATTTCTTTTAGTGATTTTTTATCTAGAACAAAACTATAGTTATCATCATTTAATTCACTTACATTAAATCTAATATCAATTAATCTAGATTCTCTTTCAAGATACTTAAGAGGATTAATCGCATTGTGAATAAAATATGTTGAAGATTTTAAAATAGGAATATTATCATCAGCAAATCCCTCCGAAATAAAAATACTATTTGAATAATCAAACAAAGACGGATCAGGATAGTTTCCAGAATGAAACCAATATACTTCATAACCAAGATGCTCAAACGCCTTGTAAAAACTTGCGTGAATATAAGAATGGGTATGACTGTGAAGGGGAAATCCCCAGATTATAATTTTAGGACCTTTACTCATAATATTCTTTATACTGATGAATTATAGAAAAATTTTTATCTTTCCAATGTGGATTTTTTGTAATTTCCGTTAAAGATGGGTTTGGAGTTTGTTTTTTACCACACAAAAGGTAATATAAGGTCATAAAATTATCAACCCATCCCATATTACCATTTGTGTTTTTATTGATTGCATTTTCCAGTTCTTCTTGAAATATTTCAATGATTCTATCATAATTTTTGATAAATGTCTCTACCCTAAAAATAGTCCCTCCACCAGAACCATACCAGTCATCTAAAAATTTTATAGAATATTTTTGAGAAAGATAATCAAGAAACTCCTTTGGTATTTTATTACCAACAGAGTTATGTCCAGAAACTTCAATATTTTCTGGAAACTTTATATAATTTTGAATTAAAATATCATCCTCCATCATTATAATATATTCACAATTAAGTACCAAACACGCCTTATAAAATCTTTTTAACCACTGAAAAGATCCATCTATACCAAACCCAAGACATTTATCATACCCAATCTTTTTATCGCAAAATTCATAATTACAATTATATTTTTTTGCAATATCAGAAAAATCTAATCCGTTATCAGAATAAAGAAAATATGGATTATCTGGATGAAATTTTCTG